TGGACCGCCCTTGGACCCCGAATCATTCAAAAACTACACGATTTCGGGAGAGTAATCCTGTCGTAAAGTTTAAGGGTGAACCACCCTTTTAGTTGCGTTGAACGCAATTTTATACTATATCTAGTATTATGAGCTGCTTGTGAAGCGAAATGCCTAACTACGGCAGCTCTGAAACAAAGGACTTGGTATGGGTATATTTGGTGTAGCAATTAAAGGTTTTGGTAAAGCCTTAAAAAATAAAAAAGTAAGAGATAAGATTTCTAAATCTGCAAAAGACTTTGTTGCAATACAAAAGAAAAAGAACAAAGGTAAACCTGACCTTGTTAAACAATCAGGCCCGTCAAAAACACAAGTTGTAGGATTTGGCGCAGCCGCAGGTGCTGGAGCAGGCGCATTAGCTACTATTAAAAAGAATAAGCCTGTTAAAAAAGCCATGGGTGGCGAAGCAGGAGAGAGTCTTAGAAAAGGTACACTTTTTAAAGAGAAAAGAGATAAACGAAGAAAAGAAGTCGATGAAATGATCGAAAGATTGTATGGTCCAGGCATTAAACCAAAGAAAAAGCCAAAGAATCTGGATAAAATTAGACCTAAAACAAAAGTAAAAAAGACAACAAAAGTAAAAACACCAAAGATCGTCAAAGATCTTAGAGCTGCAGGTGGAATAAAAAGCAGCGATGCTATAAAAGCAGCTATAGAAGCTATGAAAAGTAAAAAATAGGAGAGTATTGTGTTAGGATTAGCAATTAGAGGAGCAGGTATAGCTATAAAGGGCCTGGGTAAGGCTTTTAAAGCGTATAAAAGAGCAAACCGAAGACAAAGTTTAGGTTTACCCCGTGAAACAAACAAGCAAATTAGAACTAGGTTAAAGAAAAGTAAAAGATGAGCGATCAAGAGATACTCAAGCAACGTGATTTATTGGACGCGATCCTCGCATCACGGAACACGGGTCAATACGAAAGACTAGAGTCTATGAAAGTTATGGATTCAATCTATTTTAGAGAAAAACTACCTAAAAATGTGATATTATTCCCATTACAAAGGATAAAACGGTATGTACACACAACTACCCGAAAGCCCAGTAAGAAAAGTATATAAGTGTCGCCATTGCGGTGACGTATCAATAAAATTCTATGACCCCAAGCAAGACCGCGTGTATTCAGCAGAAGAATGGGAAATAATTATGACTGATGGACGCCAGGCATTAGATAAAGCACTAAGAATAGTGCGTGAAGATCCAAAGTTCTTTTCATAAACGCTGTTCTCTATAGATGTTTCTATGACAAATTTATTTTAAAATATTTTTTTAGTAAAATACAAGTTACAAGGTAACAAGGTTACAAGTAGCAGAATACTTACCTTTTTTTGTAACTTCTTGTAACTTACAACTATTTACAGGTTACAAGATATCTATATTTTACGAAAAAAACTCGCATTTCTCGGAAATATTTAGTAATATAATTATTATTTGAGAAAAACATCTATAGAAAAGGTGCATTATGGAAGAAGATAACAAAGATATATTTATACCTGAACCGCTGTCAGAAGCATTATATCACCCGAAAATAACACAAAAACAGAGAAAGTTTATTCTTTTGTTGGTTCATTCAGAGGGGTTGAAGTCTGCATCACAGTGCGCTGCTGAGGCTGGTTATAGCAAAAAGAGTGCTACTGAGCTGGCATCCAGGTTGCAGAACCCTGAGCTGTATCCCGTTGTTGCAAAAGCTATAGATTCAGAGGTTAGAGCAAATGTTGAAAGGTATAGATGTACTCAAGAGAGATCGTTGTCTACATTGGCTAGAATTAGAGATCAGGCGTCTGCTTCAGGAAACTGGAACGCTGCAGTAGCTGCGGAGACCAGGCGTGGTCAGATAGCTGGGTTGTATGTTGATAAGAAAGAGATTCTTACAGGTACGATTGATTCCATGTCAAGAGATGAGGTAGAGAAGAAACTACAGGACTTGAAGGAACAGTACAGTATTGAAACGACGTTTGAGGAAGTAAAAGAATTAGAAAATAAAGCTTGACTATAAGATTAGATGGGACTATATAGGTTTTATGTGTAGCTGTAGCACATATAAAAAAAGACAGCCCTAAGCATAACTGGGAGGGGGCACTCTCCTGGGCTTAGGCAGGAAAGGAGAAAGTATGGAAAGCAAAGAAGATTTTATTAGAGAAGTTAGAGAACTATTAAATGCTAACGAGAAGGTTGTTCATGTAGAACTAAACCAGATTGTTGACATGGTGCATGAACTTGCAGAATCATATAGGTATTAATATGTTAGTAATAGTTAGACCAGACTTGTATGAGTATCATGCATTACCTATGACCGACGAGTTGTTCTGGCGTAGGATAGAGAACTTGAGGCGTGCAGCACTGACTGCTGAGAGCTTTGAGTTTAGGTTGTTGTATTACAATCAAATGATGGAATTGATGAAGAGGTGTCCGTGATTGGTTATCTGCTTTTGATTGTTCTTTTACTGCTGTTTTTTAACTTAAAACTAACCTTAATAATTGGTTTTGTTGTTTACATGATGTACTTTTAATGAAGCCAGAATCGAAGCTATGGCAGTCCATCAAGAAAAATATGCCAGGTGTTTTCTGGACTCGTATCGAGAGTTGGGCGTTACCTGGTGTACCAGACTGCTATGGTTGTAAAGATGGCGTAATGTTCTGGTTGGAACTTAAAACGTCAACAAAAGTTAACAAAGCGAAATTAAGCCCCTTTCAAAAATCGTGGCATTTTAGCCATGCTAGACAAGGCGGAAGAAGTTTTATTATGCATCAGACCCTCGGAGAGAGCTTGATGTGTATATTTTCTTCGTCCTCCATCGCCTCCATCGGCGCATTGTCCCCCAAATACGCAGATAAAACATGGGCCATCCCAGCGTCCCCCGCAGCGTGGGCTGAGATCCAGGAGTATCTTCTCCATTCTCCATTACTGAAGCCAAACCAAGAGGCATAACTATATACCTGCTGCATGCAGCAGGAACCAGGAAGCTGAGCTGGTAGCCGTCTGCATTCTACATTGGCTACGACTCTAGCATATTTACCATAGTACCAGGAGCTGCTGGTCCCGCAGCACGACTCGCAGGATGGTTGTACGTCATCTCCATTCTCCATCTGCATTGCCAGAGGTCAACCAACGTAAGGTATATACAGAAGCATGCTGCACCTGCAGCCAGGAAGCTGAGCTGGTAAATTCCATCTGCATTTCCATTCCATTGCCTGTCCACGACCCTTGGCACCATAGTAGTTACAGGACTGGCGTCATCACCAGGAGCTGAAGTGCGTGTGGAAGAAAAATTATTTAGCTCTTGACTATCTAATAAGATGGGACTATATACATACCTGTGGCTACCGAATCCGTTTGGAAGTTTCGCGAACGGCCACAAGAGTCAGGAGCTGAGGAGAACCCACGGGCTTCCGTAAGCAACACGTTGCCGATTCATTATCGGCTAAGATTGCCAGAAGCCCTGACTCACCTACATTAGAAAGGAACAAGATGACAGAGACTGTAACAGTATTAAAGAAAGATCCCACCTGCGCTGAGCTGGTGAAGCAGGAGTGGATTGATAGACAGGAAGACCTGAAGAACCCTGAGTACGAGGCGCTAGCCTTTGACTACGTAGAACCGCATACGTGGGACAACCAACCAGAAGGGTACTGGCGATGGCAGTTTAGCTGGGGCGGGCCGAGCGACGAGCTCCGCGGCTACGTTAACGAGCACAAGGAACTTCATCGCTTAGAATACTGGTACCTGGACTGGGGCGACGGTGCGCATGTGCTGGTGAACCAGGACGCTGAAGCCTGGACTCAGATGCAGGAACTGGTGCATTGCTCATGATCCTGTTAATAGCTCTACTATTCGCTGCGCATCATCCCGCAGCAGGAGCTGCAGTTCTAATACTGTGGCTCTTGTTCCGCAGCACGTTCGGCTGATGCCGCAGCTGCATCTCCATTCTCCATCTCCATTGGTTAGCTTCAGGTATAGGTATATTATACAGAAGCACAACCTGCAGCTCAGGAAGCTCTGGAACTTTGTGTGGAAAAAAAAATAAAATAAACTATTGACTTCTAATAAAATGGGATTATATAAGACTTATTAACTAGAAAGACGAAAGGAAAATAAAATGTCAAAAGCTGTTAATATAATAGAAGTACTAGAGAAGGCACAACAAAGCCCCGCTAGTGTAAGTAAAAGAAATAAACAAGCTGTCGTTGATGCGTATGGTCGTGCGTTAACAATGCAGAAAGTTCTGGCAGACTTTATTAAAGTCAACAGGCAACTGATGATAGATTTGTCTATGAGTG